ACGGAGGCTTCTCCAATAAGTTGGACGATGTGACAAAGGCTCTTTGCTATATAACTGGGACGGACTATTCCCAAGTAGGCAGCTTATGGAGTGTTTTGGAATATGGCAGTTGGCATCGCTTTTGGGGAGAATGGTTTGATTGGGGCTTCTTCCGCTGCAAGGGCTACAAGAAAGGCACGATGCACTTCGAGTTCTTGGATGAGGACGTGTGGTTTAAGTTCAACTACGAGTGCGCAAAGGCGAAAGGCTGGGCGTTGCCGAAGAAAACCCCGAAACCGTCAAGAAAGAGGAAACAAGAAACGCAGACGGATTTATTCAAGGAGGATTGAGGATTGAACTGACAGACAATGACAGACGGCTGATAAAAAGTTAGGGCTACAAGCTCGTTGAAGTGGCGCAATTAGGCTAAAGGATGTGAAAATTGGCATAGTTCGGAGTAAAAGGATTAACTTTGCAGCGTTTAATTTGAAGGCAGTCTCGTTGTGAAACGAGTTGCCGTTTTATTAATGTTTACACGAGCTGTCTTGCGTATCGCAGGGCAGCTCTTTTCTGTAAAAAACGAAGTATGTATTTGCGTGAATGATAGAAACAACGTACCTTTGCAACGTAAACAATAAAACATTAATAAACAATTAAACATCACAGATTATGAAAACAAATGTGATTTTTGCACAAGTGATTGACAATGGTAGTTTTGATATAAACTACAAGTATGACGACATTAAGAACAATATCAAGGTTCTTGACACGATGCCATTTGATGACAGGAAAACGGCTCGAAGGTATATATATACCTGCATCCGTCAACTCCGCAAGGTAAAAGGTCTTGGGGATGCGCCTGCATCAATGAGTTTCTTGTGGGGCAAAGACGGCAAGACCGAGATAACAAAATGGGATGTTGAAACGAATAAAGGAAACTCGGACATGAACGAGAATACGGGCAACGCTTGGGTTAAGGTAAAGGGCAAACATTATGTAATCTGCCGCCAAGAAATTGAGCCTGAACCACAAAAGATTGAAGTTGAGACTGAGCCTGTGGCTGATGCGGCGAAAACGGAAAGAACAGAGTTGCCGGAGCCGCCAGCCGAGATTGACATCAATATGGAAGCCCTGTTTGAAGAAATATCAAATGGAATTACAGAAAAATCCGTTTCGGCGGAGATTGTCAACCATGCGTCATAAGATGCAGGTTGCGAAATAATTAGTTGTCGAGGTGGCTTCATTGTGAAATGCGGTCACCTTTTATATGGGAAAGATGATAATATTATACTATTTTCGTATTTTTGCAAAAAGAAAAACAGCGTTATGATAATCAAAGGAACTCGTTTCATAAAAGCTGACATTGATGCAGCTAAAAAATTCTTTGGCGCAGAAGATGTTTACACGTCAAAAGACAAAAAGATATTGAAAATCTTTGCGCTTGTATTGCAGAAACAAGATATTTTCAAGGCTATAAATTACGCAAACGACAATGGACACACTCTCTTCATAATAGAAGCGGAAGACCGCAAAGGCATGGAATTATGTTTTCGTCACATGAAAGAATATGAGGCGAAGAAAAAGGAGAAAGAAAAAAGGGCGGCAGAAAAGGAAGCTAAAAAGGCTGAAAGGATGGCTTTACACGACATAAAGAGAAAAGAGCGTCAAAAGGAATATTATAAAAAGAACAGGGAACGCTGTTTGGCGCGCCAACATGAATACAATGCAAGGAAGAAAGCAGAATCGGCTGGAATAAAAGCCTAACGCTTTTCTTTTTATTAACCAGCAATATAGGGAAATTTGTCTAATTATTTTTGTTATAAAAAGATAACCATTACCTTTGCGCCGTAAACATTAACTATCAATTAAACAATGCGATTATGAATACATTAAAAGCAATTTGGAAATTTCTAATTAGTGCGGATGCTAACAACCCATACAACGGACATCCAGAAAAGAAAGGGTATAAGACGAGACATGACATTGAAGGTTGGGGCAAGTTCGGAAAGGCGAGACATATTTGGGGGTGTCTGCCTATCCTGTTAGTTCTATTTTTTGTGATATGGTTCATTTGGACGCTAATAGATGTTCTCTCACGGCCTGTGCCATTTTAAACAAGAATTATGAAAGATATAAACGGAAAAGAGATGTCTTTTTGGAGGTGGTTGATTTCCGCTCCAGATGAAAACCCATTCAACAAAATGCCAAACAAGATGAAGTACGGAGACAAACGAGATTTCAGACCGTGGGGCAAATTTGGGAAAGCAAGACCCATTTGGGGATGCCTATTTTGGCTGTTATTTATAGCGTTGCTCATTTTGAGAATTGCCACAGAGAAATAAGGAAGTTGCTTATGACTTCCTTATTTCTCTTTTAGTCCGCAGAAAGGAAATCACAAATGTTATAGCCAAGTAAAGTATTATACCGCTATACAGGACGTGCCGATAAGTGGTGTTAATTTCTGTGTTTATTAAAAATAAATAAGTCTGTATAAATAGATGATTACTACCTTTGTATCGTAAATATTAATAAACAATAAACTATGGTACAAGAACATTTAACTAACATTGTGACGTTGGCAAATGAAGCCACTGCGCAAATCGCATCTGTTACAGCACAGGTTGAACAAATCAAGACCGACTATGATGCCGCCTACATCAGAATTAACGCTGCGTTAGAAGCGGCTCTTGAAGCACTTAATAAATGGGAAAGGATGTAATAATGGAAAGAATGAAAATTGAAGACGAGATACGTTCCTTGACGGACGAACTCGAACACATTAAGAACTCCCCCACTGAGGATGTCTGTGTGGAATACAATGTTGACAGTAAAGATGATATAATCGGAGCTATTGAATTTGAATTGGGCAACCGAAAAGACGACCTCGATGAACTCGACGCAGCCGAGGAAGCAAAGGAGTATAACGAATGGCTGGGTTGGCACGATGGCGACCCAGACCCTGCGTTTTCGTCGTGGGGTGAAGTCAACGGAATGTTTTACAGTATATGATTATAGTCGTGAAGAAATCACAGGATATAAACGCATCCACAAAGATACGAATTGTTAAGTGTTTATAAATGTTGGTGCGGCGAAAGGATTGTAAAAGGTTCTTTCGCCGCTTTCGGAGATGATAACTACCTTTGCCCTTGTGAATATAAAACATTTATAAACCATTTAACATTACAGAATATGAATAACGCAGAAAAGAAAGACAACAACATGGCGCAAGTCCATGAATTGAAAACCAAGTATCCCAATGTATTGGTGTTGTTAAGGTGTGGCAACTTCTACCTATCTTATGGGCAAGATGCTATTGATGCAAGTGCAATCCTGCAGCTCGTATATTCAAGGGCTACGGACGGAACGGAGATAGCAGGATTTCCATACCACGCTCTTGACACCTATCTACCGAAGTTGGTAGCGGCTGGTCGCAAGATAGCCATTTGCGATATGCTTGAAGAAACGCAGCGAAGATACACGGAACTCGTTTCACCGAAAATGGCATAAGCGCAGCAAAGAAAAAACATTAATAACGAATTAAACACTACGACAATGAAAAAGAATGAAAACAAGCCCTCCGCCGAGGATAGGGCGTTGGAATTGTTCACCAACAAAATGATTGAGAAAATCGAAACGATAAGCGGCGATTGGAAGAAACCGTGGTTCGCGGACGGCAGTGTGTGGCCGAAGAATCTTTACGGCAGGGAGTACGGATGCATGAACGCCTTTATGTTGATGTTGCATTGTGAGGATAAAGGCTATAAGATACCCGTGTTCTGTACTTTCGACACCATGAGCTACATGAACTTCACAAAGGTAGGCGATAAATGGAAGAAAAAACTTGACGCTGACGGCAATGAGCTTCCAAAGGTGCATATTATCAAGGGAGAGAAGTCGTTTTCTATCTTCCTTACCACATATACGGTAGTGAACAAGGAAACAAAGGAAAAAATCAAATACGAAGTGTACAAGCAACTCTCGCAGGAGGAAAAGGACAAATACGATGTCTATCCTCGTATGCAGGTGTATAACGTCTTCAATATCGAACAGACGAACCTCAAGGAAGCACGACCCGAAATGTATGAGAAAATACTGAACGAGAACACGCCGAAACAACTTGAGAACAGGGACGATTTCACCTTTGAGCCGATGGACGAGATGATATACAGAGAGAAATGGCTGTGTCCGATAAAGCCACAATATCAAGACAAGGCGTATTACTCACTGACGAAAGACGAAATCGTGATGCCCATAAAGGAACAATTCCCATGTGGCGAGGATTGGTACACCACCTGCCTGCATGAGATGATACATAGCACAGGAGCGAAGACACGGCTTGACCGTTTCAAGGGTAATGGCGACAAGAAAGAATACGCCCGTGAGGAACTCGTGGCTGAGATGGGAGCTGCGCTGGTGGCTACACGCTATGGAATAGCCAAACACCTCAAGGAAGACTCCGCTGCCTATTTGAAGAATTGGCTTGATGCGTTGCATGAGAACCCGAAATTCATAAAGACGGTGTTGTTGGATGTGAAACGTGCCGCTTATATGATAACGGAGAAACTTGACAATATCAAGGTAAACGCTGAAAAAGAATGTATGGCAAACGTTTAGTGTAACGCAGCGAAAAATGCTGCCTTATCATACTATCACGAAACGGCTGCGATGAAGTCATATCGAAGAAAAACGACTTCTACCGCAGCCGCTCTTTTGTTGCGTTCCCTGCTAAACGGTGAACTCTAAACCTAATTGTAAAATGGTGTTAACGAAAAATCTTCCCCAAAGGCTTAAAGACACATGCGGTAGGTTGGTTGTACCTTTGCAACGTAAATATTTATAAACAATTAAACAATACGATTATGAAAAGAATAGAATTTATCCAAATGATGTTGACTGAAGGTCTCACCAATGAAAATGTCGCACTTGTAGAACCTGCGCGTTATCCAGAAAATCGCCGTGGCATGGATTGGATTGCGTACAATTTAGGCTTGAACCTTGATGACTGGAAGGTAACTACAAATTTCGGCACAAAGGCTGAATACTTAAGCGATGAATTTGTCGGCGTGGTGTACGACAACGATAGCGATGAGGATATAAGGTGGGCCGCTGGCTATCGTCCCGATGTGGAACTGCGAAAAGGTCGAGATTCAATTTGTCTCTATTGTCTTGGCTAAAGACCCCATAGACGCATTCGGACGAAGATTAATAAAAACTTACAAAAATAAGGTAGTGAAGATTTGCGCAACTCGCAGATTTTCACTATCTTTGTACATGCAATCCAAGGAGGTCTGCCCCAAAACGACATCACTCCAAAACGGAGAAAAGAAACGCTGCACCCTTCGGCGGCAGAAAAGAATCCGACCACGGCACATTAAACCGCATAAGGAGAAAAGAAACTCTCAATAATTTTATAGACCACAAAAACCAAAAGCTTGGCAAAAAACACAAGCACACAGACGGAGAACCCGAAACAAAAAAACTCCCGACACTAACCACAAAGACAAAGGAAAGCCAAACACGACCCGACAACCATCTCTGATCAGAACAGAACCAACAGCAAAACACACCCAACCCTTCGGCGGCATATATACAACATATAGACACAAACAACAACAAAACAACACGCGAATAAAAAAGATTTAATGCGCAATTCCTAAGGACTAACAAAGAATTATACCTAAATACACCTAAACTAAACATCACACAATAAAACAAAGATACGACAAAGATAATATACACACTTCCAACAGCACATAAAACACACAAAAGTAAAGATGAAATAACAACCAAAATACTTTTTGTATGCAGACAATATACTGAAAACAAAGCGGAAAAGCAAAAAACATACAGACAGGAAACAGCATACACAAAAAATACGCAACAGCCTAAAACACAAAGAAAACACGAAATAACGACCTTTTCACGCCTTGAAAATGTGCAGGAAAGAAAATACGGCTTCGTGTCTGTAAAAGTCTTTAAAAAAAAGATAATCAACGAGTTACAGCAAATAGTTAAACAAGATATTCAATATAAAATCGGGAGGAATGTCAGATTATGGCAGTGAAGCTTGGGAGATATTCAATGTATCAGTGCAGAGAAGATAAATGCGGATATGGTTAGCGCAGCAAAGATAATATGACGCGAGCGCAGAGGAGATATTTCCAGCGCAGCGAAGAAAAAGTGAGCGCAGGAAAGAAACTTCGGCAGCGAAGATTTTTATATTGTAGTATTATACTATGTATAATGCTTCGATATAAGGCTGTGGTGTGGGAGGGTGTCTATGGGTTGGGATAAGGATGGGCGATTTCGGAATGCGGAGGGAGGAGAAGGCGTTAGTTTGAGGAAGCGAGAATGTTCTAAAAGTCGGATTTTTAGGCTTTGGGTCTCGAAAATCACGGGGGTTAGACCGAAAACGGTGTTCTAAAAGTCGGATTTGTAAGATATTTTCAAGGAATGGTTTTAGGTGGTTGGAATGTGTGGTTAAGGTACGAGGAAGAGTAAGTGGGGATTTGGGTGAAAATCGGGTTTGAAATCGGCGATTTGCGAGGCTTGGGGCTGCGTTTGGGCGAAATGTTAAAATTGAAAAAGTGAAAATCAAGATACTTTACCTTTTAATAGTCGTGATTGTTCTGTTTTTCTGTAAAATATTTTTACGTGGCAACAAAATTCCCGAGAAAACACCCTCGAAATAGGGGTAATTGTTCTGTTTTTCGGTTTTTGGAGCAAGAAATCGAAAATGTTAAAATCAATCCGTTTATTTGTCAAAACGGCAGCGTAAACAGGCAAGAGGCGAACCCTTTTCTGGCGGCAAAGCATGAGACAGCAGAGGAGCGTAGAGGAGAGACGAAATCACTCCACGGCGGTTGTGATACTGATTACCAACGGTTTGCCACAATGTGGGCAAATGGCGGGCGTGCTGGCGGTGGGTGCCGCTGGCTGGTGCGCCTGAATGTATTGCAACGCCTCCGCCTCCGACACGAACAACAACCACAACGGAACGCCTAAACCGTTGGCAATACGTTCTAATGTCGCAAAACTGAAACGGTTGGCACAAATTGCCTGCGATATACTTTGCCGTGGCACGTTCACGCGGCGGGCAATGTCGGAAATTGTGGTGCCGTGCGCCTTCATTAACTCGATAATACGGGTGCTTATATTCATATATATATATTTACCGCCGCAAATTTACGGCAAAAAAACGACAAACCGCAAAAAAGATATTGCATTAACACCTAAAACGTAAATAACTGAAATAAAATGATTTACAAAAATATGATTGTTAAAAACGTGTTAATGTAATGTTAAACGCAAAAAATCTCTTGCGCGGTTAAATATTTCGCCGTATCTTTGCATCGTCAATCAATGACAAACAAACATTTATAATTATTCACTTTAAAAACTTGGCGGCTCGGATATATACAACCGCCACAATATTATGACAACTAACATTTATTTCGCAACGTCAAAAAACATGGTTGAAAATGTTGCAACACTGGAAAACGTTTGGAACGCGGAAACTGCCGCCGCCAATGGTTTGGAAATCGTTACATCTTGGACGGTTGACGACCGCAAACGCGCACGCCGCCAAATATACGACCTTACGCGAATGTTACGCGGCGAAATTGCTAACGGTGTAAACATGGATGCAATACCCGCCGAAATTGCCAACGTTACCAACGGTAAAAAACTTGACAAATCCAATACCGACTTTGGCACGAACAAAACCGCAAACAAATTGCATCCCGTAATTGATGATGGCATATTATCTATAATGTGTGACGGGTTGAACGCCTATTGTTGGCGTGCTTGCGCCCCCGTTGAAAAACCCGCCAAAACGGACAAAACGGCGGCAACGGACACCGCAACGGGAAAACCCGCAAAACCCGCCACAAAAACCGCGGCCAAAACAACGGCGGCAACCGTGAAACAATACCGCTGCAAAAACCTACCTGCAAACCGTGCCGCGCTAACTAATGCAATGGTACTTTATACGGAAAACGCCGATTTCCTGACTTTTGAAACGGACGCTAAAACGCTGAAACAAACCAAAATTAAAACGGTGAAATAACATTATATCCCACCACCAACGACCCCGCCACACTCCGGCGGGGTTTTTCTTTGCCCCTCCCTATATGCTGCGTATCATTTCCGGCGGATGCAATTTGCACCCGTTGTTTGTCGTTTGTCCGCTTGCACACTTTAAACCGCAAACACCCCTTATTTGCCCCTTTGTTTCCGTTTTGGTGGCTTTTCTCCCTTTTGCCGTGCAACTATCTACCTGCCCACAATTTAACACGATACAAACGAAATAAAACGGCTTTTGCTCTTTGTCCTCCCCTGCCACCTCCCACCACCGCCGCTTTACTCGTTTCCTTTGCCGTGGCGGGGCTTTCTCCTTGCGCCCTTGCTACCTTACCACCGCCAACGAATTAACGCCGTGAACGGCTCTATTTGCCGCCGCGCCGCCGTCAATCGTGCCGCCCCTCCCTGACAACGCCCCCCCCGATGCGATATTTGTTTACAATCCGATACCCCCAAAACGCCCAGCCCCACCCATCTCTAAATTTTTGATGATTTATAAACCCCGTCTCCAAATTTTCGGTGATTTTAAATACCCTATTTGGCTTTTATCTGATAAGTGTTGCGATACGGGATTTGGGTTTATGGGAAAGGCATTCTGAAAAATATTTGGCGCAAATTTTTGGAAAGTGTAAGTAATGGAGGTGTGTAGGCAAAAATTTTCCGGGTTGAATTTTTGGGAGTGGTATGTATATGAGGTCGCCTATGCGTGAGGTGTTTTGTATGGGGATTTGGTTTTTACGGAAGGGTGTTAGGAAAAATATCTTGGGGTAAAATTTTGGATAGGATAAGATAAAAAGAAGTTTGGCTCTGTGCAAGGGTGTGTTTGTAAAGGAAAATGATTTTAACTTTTGTGTCAAAAATATGTTAACTCGTGTTAAAACTGACAAAGGTTTTATTTTCTCTCTTTAATCTCTTGTCTTTATCTTTTCTTCTTTCTTTTTCTTTATTCTTTTTCTTTATAGTATGGGGGTGGGGGGGAAAGGCAATTTCTTTTTCTGTTTTGTTTTTCTTTCGTCTTTTCTTTTCTATTCTCTTTTTCTCTCTTTTCTTTTGTTGGGGTGTAGGTAGAATTTGTTAATTGGGCAGGCGTGAGATATATGTTTTTATAGCTTAACGAATTGAGGATTATCAGTGATGAAGTAAGGTTTTGACTTCATATTGTTTATTTTGGCTTTATTCTCGTTTATGTAGGATTTGAAGTTTTGAGGCAGGTCTGTAATTTCGTTGACGGATGCGGTGGATTGAATGTCGTTATAGTCCACCGCCCAGAGTTCTTTTTCTGTTTTGAGTATGGGTATGCAGAAGCAGAGGTCGCAGGGGTGCCACCCCGTCCAAACGAAAGATTTTGGGTATTTGCCTTTAAGTCGGTCGCAGATGTCGGTCTTGGGGTGTCGGTGTGATAGCAGTATTTGGTAGCCTACGATGAAGTCGAGTTGTCTCCACCGTGTCTGTTCCGCTGTGCGGTATGCCATGTTTATCTCGGAGCGAGCGAGTCGCATTGTTATGGCGTGAGTGTCGCTGATGTTTCGGTAGGAGCGTTGCACGGTGTCGGGTTTTGCTATGAGGTCTCGGACTTGGCGTGAGAGGTTTACGGAAGATGTGCCGTTCTGTATGGCGTGCGCTATGGTTGCGGTGAGCTGTGTGCGGAAGTCCTTTGCTATATCCCATATACGGCCGGAGAGAGCGAGACCTGACAGGGTGCGTCTTTGGAACGCTGCGAGAGCGTCTGCGTTCACGAGGAAATAGGCTGCACGGCGTGTGGGGGAGATAAAGTCAAGGTATTCCTCAATTACGCTGTTCACGAGAATGTCGGTGGCGAGGTTGGCGGCAGACCACTCGGCTGATTGTCCGTTGGTGATTAGGGTGTTCACGGAAAGGGAGTAGTCCTCAAGCAGTCGTTCTATGCGGTCGCTGTCGAGGGTGAAGTATGAGGGGTATGTTGGTGAGGACGTAACGATTGTAACGACTTCGGTTATGAGGTCGTCGATAAGGAGTTGCAGTTTGGTGGCGTATTGGTTGAGCCTTGTATTGAGGTTTGTGTAATCTTGCTGCTGTTTTGCGGCTATGTCAATCATCACGATTAGGATTTTGGCGGTTTGCGTTGCGTATGAAAGGACTTCACGCCCTCGCCGCACAACTTATCGGGTCGGACGAAAACATGAAGTCCTGTGAAAGAATTTTCATTCCTCGGTATTGTTGCCCTCGGATGTGGTTTGGGTGCCGTTTATCTGCTCCGAGACCGTTGCGCTGTCAATGCCTTGCACACGGATAGCACGAGTAGAAGAATCTATCTTCTCTTCCTCCTGTATTTGTTTGAGGGTTGTTTCGGGGTCTGTGGAGTAACCTGCGTATTGTATGGATTCGAGATGGGACATCACGGGCTTGTTGCCGTTGAGCTTGAGTATGCGGTCTGCCTCCGAAGTCTCATTGTTTTGTATGAACGGAGTTATGATGTGTTCAATGTCGATAGCGTCAAGGTCATCTGACCATTCGGGTTTCATAAGTTTGAGGAAGGCCTTAATGACGTTGCCCTCACGCTCAAGGGCTTCTATCCACACGCCTGCCTCGTCGCCGACTTTGAGGTGTGCGTCAGTGAGGAGTGTCTGCCGTGCGTCAAAGCCTATGTTGCCGAGGTCTTTCATGTTGTCAAAGGAGATGTCGGGCATCTGCGCCTGAGACCAGAACATATTGAGGAGCGTGGTAACGTGGTATTTAAGGGCTTCGATTGCTTGCGTCCAAGAAACGTAAGACACGTCGCCTCCATTCTCCACACGATAGACACGCCGCGTCTCGCCTTTGTCCTCCACGCCTTTGACCATTCCGGCAACTTTAAGCACTGGTGCGGAGTTGTAGGCTATCACATCGGAGTTACGAGACATGGTATATTCTATTTCCTCCCGTATCACGGTAAGGCCATCCCAGATGGGGCGGTTACGATAGACATAGACACCAGGGATTTTCATCAGCTGAATGTCGGGGTTGCGGTCTATCTCTTTCCACTCGCTGCCCTCCAAACGCCACTTTATGCGTGCGGAGTCGGTGTAGGTCTCGAAGTAATATATGCGGTCAAGCCCGGACTGGACGTAGTATTCCAATGACATTGCGGACATCTCGCCATACTCGTCAATGAGAGGCCACAGGCGCGTTCCGTCCATCGGGGAGAAGGTCTTGCATTTCAGCTTGTAGTGGGAGTCAAAGCCGTAGACGCTGTTTTTGCGGCGCACGGTGTACCAAAGCGTGAACAGCTCGCAGGTGGAGAAATAGAGCGATGCACGTTTGAGGTTCTCGGTGTCGATGCGGGCGACCTTGTAGACAGCCTCGATGGCTTTTGTTATCTCTTGCCGCTGCCTGCTGCCGTTTATGTTGTGGTAAAGGCGGCGCACAGGTGTCGTGAACATAAATTCTGACATGCGGTGGACGAGCAGGCGTTCAAGCCCGAAGGATATTCGCGCCGCAGGCTCTATGGCGATGACGTTGCCTTGCTTGTCCTTGCGCACCTTGTCCTTGCGGGCGATGTGGTCGTGCATTATTTTGTGGAACTTAGGCTCATAGTCCTTCAAGAGCCTTGCCCATGACGGTATGTCTATGGACTTTTGGCGCAGTAAATTAATCGCTGCGTTGGGTGTTTGGGTAAGAATTTCCTGTATATCTGCCATAAAACGAAGATTTTGCGACAAAAATACAATAAAGTTTCGTAAAGGTGTATTTACTTTACGATAAAGTTACGTATATTTGTTCGCAGAAAACTATTTACAGAGGTAAAAAGATTTATCAGGATAACAATTTCAAAACTTATGGACAGAAAGCAGCAAATTTACGCCGCATTGAAACCGAAAGTTAAGTCTTTCGGGTTCACGAAGAAAGAGCTGATGAGTGTCGCAGGCATCATTGACGACAATCTCACTCTTCCAGATGACGCTAAGGACGAAGATGTTACAAATGCCATTGATGAACAGATTGAGGCAGTTGTTCCGGTCTTGAAGTTTGGTCAGTCGTACGCAAGCAGGATTATTGATGCTAACAAGCCCGACCCGAAGAAGAAGCCGAAAGAGGACGGCAACGGAGATGATGACGATGATGACAACTCGTCAGCAGACACGAAACCGAAAGCTGACGACAAGGGCGACAGTGAGACGCTAAAGCTCCTCAAATCTCTCTCTGAGAAGTTTGAGAAAGTGGAAAGCGAACTCTCCGCCATAAAGACGGGTAAGGCCACTGAGACACGCAGGTCGAAGATTGAAGCCAAAGTCAAGGACTTGGGCGAATATGGAAAGCAAATCCTAAAGAACTTTGACCGCATGAGCTTCAAGGATGAAGATGACTTTGAGGAGTTCTCTTCTGATGTTGACGAGGGCATAAAAGCCTACAACAAGGAGAGGACTGAGAAAGGTCTTGACGCACTTGGGGCGAGTGCCGCTGGTGGAAGCAAGGGTGGCGACCATAAGAAAGAGCTTTCAGATGAGGACATCGACAAGCTCGTAGATGGAATAAATTAACAATTAACATCTTTAAATTATGGCAAATGTAATCAATGTGGGTAAGTCCGAGGCGTATGACGCTGGCAACGACCCGATTATTGTGAGAAACGCTCTCAACGCCAAGACAAAGGGTGTCATGCTTGATGTGTCCGACTATACGTTGGATGTCATACAGGCGGGACAGGTAATCATCGGCAAGGACGGTGCTTACAAACCGATGCCTATCAGCGATGGAGCGTATGGAACACTGCCTGAAGGCTACGCATACGCAGGTATAGCGGTCGCCACGGTGGTGAAAGAGAAGCCCTTTGTGGGTATGCTGACAATGGGAGAGGTGAACGATGCGGCTCTTCCTTACTCTATTGACACTATCAAGTCTGCGATACAGACGGCACTGCCCGCCCTGTATTTCGACCACGACTAAGGTTCTTACTAAGGTAAAAAGATTAAAGGATAACAATTATGAATGAAAGTTTATTTGCGCAGTACATAGAGACTTTCTATCCGAAGTTGCAGACTATCGTTACGAGAGTCAACGAGAAGCGCACTAAGGAGGAGGCTCTTCCGTACTACCACAAGAACACAAGCATCCTGCGTCGTGTGTACAGCCCTGACAACAAGTGGAAGACAACGCAGGTGAACACCCAGTACGTCGCTGCCGACTACGTGGCAATGGACAGTCCTCTGCCATTAAAGAAGCGCGACACGTTCAAGTCGAACAGTGGCGAGCTCCCGAAGCAGGGCATCAAGCGTAAGAGAGGCGAGACCGACATCAAGCAGCTTCAGATTATGGAGTTGCAGAACAACGCGCCAGAGATTGTCCGTGTGCTGACAAACGATGCCGTATTCTGCTCGACAGGTATCGACGAGAGAAACGAGTACGCTTTCTTGAAAGGTCTGTATGACGGTTGCGTTGACGTGCAGGACGCAGAGGGTTCTGACAACACTATCATGCGTGTGTCGTACAACTACCTTGACAGCCACATCTTCAGCGTGAGCGAAAAGGGGGTGCTGACCATTGACGACATCCGCAATGTCATTGAGAGTGCGGACGAGGACGGCAATCCGATTGACAAGATTTGGATTGACAAGTCAGTGTATGACGCATTGCGCCAGACTGACGGTGCTAAGGAGCTTGCGGCTAACTACCGTGGTTTGACCTACACATCAGCCACGAAGTTGCCAGTGCCTATCCCATCGCTCTTTGACGAGGCTTTCGCCGATGAGTTCGGCGGTATCTCTTTCGAGAAGGTGAACCGTAAAGTCCTCATGGAGACCAACGGAACACGCAAATACGTGAAGCCGTTTGGCAAAGAGAAGGTCATCTTCTGCTCCAACACTATGCTTGGCGCACTCGTTTATGGACGTTGTGCGGAGGCTGACAACCGTGTGGAGGGTGTGCAGTACCAAGAGGTTGACAGCTACAAGCTCATCTCGCAGTACAGCAAGAACGAGCCGTCATTGCAGGAAATCTGCTCTGCGCAGTCATTCTCTCTGCCTGTCATAGAGGACACGGAGGGCATCTATGTCCTTGACCTCACGGGCGCACAGGCCGTTGACGAGACAGCGGAGACGGCAGACACAGCAGACGCATACGTCACCGTTCTTGGCAACAAATACAAGAAAGCTGAGTTCATAGCCTTGCTGCAGAACTACACGACCATTGCGAGCGGAGCTACCGACAAGCAGGTAGTGGCAGCCGTGAACAAGCTCACGAAAGAGGAGCAGGAGGACTTGAAGACTCTCGCGAAGAGTTACATAGCCTCTTAAACTGAATTAGTGCGATGAAGACAATACGGCAGGCTCTGATTGACGAGATTCATTTTCCGTTGGACTACGACGGAAAGAAATACTTCGAGAACCAGTTTATAAGGCGGGGTCTCTGCGGTGATGATGAGTTCACTACGGAAGTGGCGAACTCAGACACGTGGATTGGAGTCGTAGCCGATTGTCTTGTCTCTATCATCGAAGCCCCCAACTTCAATGAGGCAGACAAGTCCGTTTACATGTATGAGGGAGAGAAAGAGCTTATCCTGAAGAAAGCGAACAGGCTGTATGCTTCTATTGGAGAAGAGGAGAATATGGTTGACGAGCCGATGGTTTACATAAACGACTTCTAAATGGCAATAGTTGAAATGCGCAGGCATGTCCTCTACGCCGAGCAGGAAACTGGCGGCTATGAGGATGAGAACGGCAACTACCACGCAGGCACCACCGAATGGGTCGGAGGCTGGGTGTGCGATGCAGTCCCCACTACGAAGGCAACGGATGTCATTTATGAGGATGGTGAAGACCACCATTTTACATTCATCGTTTACGTGAGTCCTTTGCTTGTCGGCGTTATCGAAAAAGGGGTTAAGGTAAAATTGTTGCGCGAGGGACAGGAGTATATTCTGAAAGTCATAAACACCCGACCGTACAAGCACCAACTGAAAGTTTACATAGGCTGATGCCCAAATCTGTTGACATAAGGACGTTCACCAAAACGGTGATGCAAGTCCTCAATGAGGAGCTGAAGAGGGCGTTGGCGGTGTTGGGCGAGGAGTGTGTGATACGCATACGCAACCGCTCGGAAGCAGACAGTTGGATAGACCACACGGGAAACCTGCGCAGCTCCATTGGCTACGGTGTCGTTGAGAACGGTATTGTTGACAATGCCAACTCATCAAGTTTCCAACAGATACCGGCAAAGGAAAATCCGCAAAACAGACCTCTCAATGGAGGGCAGAAGGGGCGTGATTACCTTAATGACAAGGCTAAGGATATAGCGCAATACCCTCTTGGGTTGGTGGTCGTGGCAGGTATGGAATACGCAATCTATGTGGAAGCGTTACAGAACAAGGATGTCATTGGCAACACCAAGATATGGGCGAGCCAAAACCTCAGAAGCAGGATTGAGGGTGCTATGACAAGAGCGACAGCGAGACTTCGACAAATGGTTCAATGAAGACAGTTGACGATATAACACAGGATGTTTACGACCTCATAAAAGGCAGTGAGCTACACGAGGAAATAAAAGGAAAGCTCTGCAAGACACAGAGACCTCTTGACTCACGGGATGAGGACATAACGATTGCCGTGTCAGCCAACCAAAATGGGCAGATACAGGAGGCTTACGTGAACGTCAACATCTACGTTCCCGACCTGTTCGCGGAACAGAGGTATATCGTTGACAGTCTGAGGGCTTCAAAATTGGAGCGCCTTGCCGCTGACCTCTTCGATGTTTACAACAGCCATGACAGCTACCGCATAACGTTAGAAAGCCAGAAGCTGCTGTATTTCGAGAGCAACAATGAACACATTATCAACAATCGGCTGCTATACAGGCAGTCAAACGAGTAACAATTAAGAAAGGATAACATTATGGCATTTATCGGATGGGGTAAGCCCCGAATATTGTTTAAAGACCTCGATACGTCAAACTCCTCATGGCAGGAAATGCCTACGCCAGTGGAAAACTCCACGGAATTGTCAACCGAAAAGGGCGACAAGAAAGAGGCTACCATAGAGGGTGGTGAAAACGAGGATGTGAAGTACAACAAGAACACCTACGCATTGGCGTGTCAGGTTCGTGCGGCTAAGGGTCGCAAGTGTCCTATCTCCCACACAGACGGTGTTGTTGACCACAACTTCGCAGTTGTTGTGCAGCCCGAAGACCCTGCGGTTCAAGGCGTGTGCATCTTGAAGTCCGCCGTGTCCGTTGAGGACGCTTTCTCTACAGAAGAGGGTGGAAGTTGGACGTTCACCTTTGACGCTATCAAGAAAGCCACGAACTTCAAGCAAGTCTATTGGGGTGTCATTGCAATCACGGAGGCTGACGGCGTTATCTCTAAGGTAACGTGCGACCCCGAAGAGACAGAAGGCACAACGGATATGTTCGACTGCGCTACTGGCGAGGTTATAGCAGCATAAAGGAATTATCGTTATTCCAAGAATAATCAATCAAGGCGCAGGTTGGGTGGTTGGAGAAACCAGCCAACCTGCTTTTCTTTTAAAGCTGTAATATTATGACCGATGACGATAAGCGCATAATACAAGACATTAACGATGTGATAGTCTCTCTCCCAAAGGAATTTGAAATGGAGGGTGAGACATTTCGCATTTACCCCGTAACTCTCGGAAAGCAATACTTACTTGCGCCGCTGTATGAGCAGTTGGGTATATCCAACGAGATAGCGCAGGTTGACCCCACGTTGGAGATGATGCGTGTCGTGGAGGATAAGCGCGATGTCGTTTGCAGGATAATATCGTACAGCACCTTTGACAAGAAAGAAGATTTAGGCGATGCGTCCGTTGTCTTGGAACGTGCCGATTTCTTCAAGAAGAAAGGCAGCATACAGGATTTGACGAAGCTGTTGCTCGTGATAATGAGGCAGGACAACATCAAGGAGATGCAGGACTACCTCGGCATAACGAAAGAGCATGAGCTGATAGCGAAATGCAGCAAGGCGAGGGATAAAAGCTCCTCGTTGGACTTCTGCGGCAAGAGCGTGTTCGGGTCGCTAATCGTGCCTGCGTGCGAGAAGCTGAACCTCACGCCGATGCAGGTGATATGGGGCATAAGCTACACCCTATTGCGTATGCTGATGTCTGACGCTCCTGTTACGGTGTATCTCTCTGACAAGGAGAGAAAGAGGGTACACATACCTACCGACCGCTCACGCATCAACGCCGATACTAAGGAGGGTATGGAACAGATTAAGAGAATGAATTGGGACTAAGGCTATGAGCGTAGATTTCAGAATAGTAATTGAGACTAAGGAGGCTACGAGAAACCTCAACAACATAAACAACTCCGTTGACCAGACATCGGCGAAGTTCAAGGATTTGTCTGGCACATTGAAAAACATAACGGGGCTGCTGAAAGACACGGCGGTAGCCTTTGGCGTTGGCATGGGTGTGTCGGAATTTATCAACCAGCTTGTAAAGATGCGAGGGCAGCTGCAGGATGTTGAGGTTACTATGACCACGTTGCTGAATAGCGCGGAGAAAGCGCAGGTTCTTATCGGGCAAATGAAAAAGACCGCCATTGAGACTCCTTTCTCATTCATGGATGTGGCGCAAGGAGCTAATCAGCTTTTAGCCTACGGTATCGCCGCCGAAGAAGTGAACGACACTCTGAAAGATTTGGGCGACATCGCAGCAGGCATGGGGCGCAACCTCGGTGAGCTTATCTTCCTCTATGGCACTACTATCAGACAGCAGCACATGTACACCGTGGACTTGCGGCAGTTCCTCGGTAGAGGTATTCCTATCGGAGAGTATCTTGCCAAGCAGTTAGGCATCGCCGAAGACGCTCTCCAAGAGGCTGTGCGCGCAGGAAAGGTAACGTCTGCAGTTTTCGATGCAGCTATTAAGGATATGGCTAATTCAAAGTTCGATGACCTTATGGTTAAGAAGTCAGAGACCATATCGGGACGGTTGGAAAAGATTCGAGACTCCATTCAATTAGCCTTTTCCGATATAGGGGAAGACAATGAGGGTACTATAAATTGGACTTTGGACGCATTGGCGAGTGTCGCAGCACATTTCCGAACAATCGGCAACGTGGTGATAGAGTGCGCAAAGGCGTATGGCGTTTACAAGACCGCCGTAATGGTGGTTACTGCATACGAAAAGGTAAGCCTTGCGATTGCGGCTGCGAAAAGGCTGGCTGTAATAAGACATACGAAGGCTACGATGGCGCAAGCTGCGGCGACGGTGATAGCGAGCAAAGCGCAAAAGAGTCTTAATCTCGTGATGTTGAAAAATCCGTATGTCATAGCGGCGATGGCGATATTCACAGTTGTGGAAGCTTTGGTATCCTTCAAGGACAAAGCGGATGACACGACGGAAAGCATGCAGGAATTCGGCGAAGAAGCGGGAAAGATATTAGACAAAACGCAGAGTCTGTATTTTATCGTAAACACCGCCTCAAAAGGCTCAAAGACATATAAAGACGCTTTGGATAAACTCACTTCCACGTGTCAGGAATACGGAATTGAGATTGACAAGGAAGGCGACAAGTTGGAGCAAGTCAATAAGAACAGAGAAAGGCTTATAGACTTGATAAAGGAAGAAGGTGTGGAACGGCAATACGCAAACACCGTATCGGACATATATTCTAATTACGAGGAGGAAGTAACAAAAATACAAGATGAAATAAAAGATAAAATAGATTCTGGGTCGAAGATAACAGATAAGACTGTAGCGCAACTGATAAGAAATCAGGTTGAAAGTAAGGCGGCTGAGTTGAAATCGTTAAAAGAGGCGTATGGTGAAGCTCTGAGGAGAATTTATGAATCGAAAGAAGACCCAGCGGGACCAAAAGAATATAGCAGTGAGGATTATGAGAAGGATGTTGCGGCAGTAAACAAATACATTGCAGCAATGAATAAACTTGTACTAAATGTAGAGGCATCAGCAAAAGCAAATGGTATAAATCTATCAATAAGCGAGAAAAGCAGAAAAAGCATTGTTCTTGAAGCCCAAAAAATCCTTGAAGCCGTAGATGCGAGAGAGAAGAATATCAAGTCTGCTGAAGAACTTTATCATGCCAACACACAGCTCGTGCGTTCAGAGGGAGGTGTGTCGCAAGGCATGGCAGATTCCGCATACCAAGCTAAACTTGCAGCAATGTCCGTAAATTCTCTTGGAAAGACGATAGACTCCCTGCTGGCGACATACGGCTATAACGTGATGACATTCAAGCTGCAATTGGATGAGGAAGGAATGCCGCAGTGGATGTCGGATTATTTAGGCTTAGGCAAAGACCAGAAAGTTTCCCAAAGGAATGTGGATTTCGGAAAGAAACAAGCTGCATTCTGGGCACGCAATCTAAGGAGCATGAAACAAAAGGGTGTTGGCAGAAGATATATAAAAAACTCGGAAACAGGGAAATATGAAGCATACACCCAAGAAGATGCCGCAAAATGGGCGTATTACTATGCAAGCGGAACGGATATGGCGGAAGAGAAACTAAGCAAGCAAAAACCGCCGAAGAAGCCCAAAAAGCCAAATAGTACGGCAGATAAACAAGCGAAAGCCAACAAGACAATATCCGATGAGAACAAGCGTTGGTCAGAGACGGAAGCCAAGAACGCGCAGGAAAGGGCATACGCCATAGAGCAAGCCCGCATTGACGGGATGTCCGAGGGCAGCGCAAAGACCCTCGCACAGCTTGAACTCGACCACCAAAAGGAGCTGGACCAGATAAAGAAACAAGAGGACGAGCTTCTGAAAGCCAAGCAGGAACACGCAAAGAAACTGTTTGAAGCCAACCCGAAGAACAAGAACAAGGACTTCACCAAGACGCAGGAGTACGCGAACATCGCCCTTACCGATGAGGAGAAGTCTGGTTTGGAAGCGCAGACAAAGAGTGCGAACATCAAATACGACAAGGAAGTCGATGAAGTCCGCAAACAGGATCTTGACTCCATGCGCGAGTACCTCAAGGAGTACGGGACGATACAGGAGCGGCGTGTTGCTCTCATCCAAGAGTGGGACGAGAAGATAGCTAAGGCGCAGAGCGAGGGCGAGAGACTGACCGCCGTCCGGCAGAAGAGCCAAGCCGTAAAGGACTTCGACAACGAGCAGCTGAAGAAGAGCTTTGACTGGGAGCAGATGTTCGGGGACATCGGCAATATGTCCGTGGAGCAGCTGAAAGCAGCAAAGGGACAGCTGAAAGAAAAGCTATCCGACGGAAGCCTTAAAGTCGAGGACTACAAGACCATCGTCGAGCAGATAGACAAGATAAACGACGCCATCGTGGAGGCGCAGAGCGGAGAGAGCGTATTCTTCGGGCTGATCACGGAACACGCCAAAGAGCGCAAGAAACTCGAAATGGAGGTTGCCGAGGCCATAGACCAACAGACGGCGGCGACACTGAAACTCGCGGAGGCGCAGGCGGGGCTTGATGACAGCAAGGCCAACATTAATGACATGCTCATCGGCTACGGTATGCAAGACCAGGCAAAGGCCAACTTCCAAGACATCTCAGCCGCAGACGCGCAGCCGATAATACAAGCCGCCACAGCCAAGTTCGGCGCTGACAGCGCGGAGGTGAGAGCCTTGCAAGCCGCGCTTGACACGCTTACCGACAGCACGCAGCAGGTAACGGAGGCGCAGGACAAGCTGGCTACGGCGACTGGCAAGGTTAC